TTTCTTCCTTAACTTCTTCAACTGCTGATGCAAATTGTTCCATTAATTCTGCTTCTGATTCAGCAATGATTTCTTCTGCACGAGCAATAACTGCTGCTTCGAAGATAGTAGTTGCTTTTTCTTTGAATTCTTCTGAAAGATTTTCACCAGACAACATTGCGTCTACGTCTTCTTTCATTTTCTTCATCATTTTCTTTTGTTTTTTCTTTGCTTTCTTTTCAGCAATCTTAGCTGCTTCATCTAAATCTTCCAGATCTTCATCTTCTGGATCAACTTCTTCATACTGTTGGAAAGTAGCACCAGCATTCTTTTGGAATGTTTGTGGAGCAAGTTTACCAGCAATACGGTCACGAATAGCAGAATAATCTGTTGCAGCCGACTGAGTAGTAGGATGACGTAGGTCAGAACGTCCCTGGGTCTCTTGTGGTTGATTTTTAGGTGAAGTTGCACCAACACCATCCTTTTCTGCTCCCACAGGAGGTGTGGCACCTGGAGGGGTTGCAGTAGGTGTGCCTTTCAGATAATCTGGAAGTTCATCATCTTCCTTCTCAGGAGCATGACCAACGATACCAGCATCTCTATTGCCGTATGCTACGTTAGTACTAAGTTTAGTGTCACCGACACCGGATTCCTGGCCACGTTGCTTAGCTGATACATTACCAGCCAAGATTTCTTTAGCGGCTTCGGTCAGATTAAAAGTTCCCATTTGAAAATCTCCTTGATTTTATTGGATATTTATAAATTAAAGTTTTTTGAGGAAGTTTTCGAATATACGCAGACCAACTTCTTCAATTTGTTTTCTGGATGCTTTGGTGATTTCCTGTCTCGCTTTAGAATAATCCATTTCGGTCCAAACACCATCAACAATCATCCATTCTTTACCTTCCATAATCCCTTGTACAAAAGCATTAGGGGCAGAAGGGTCTGCTACAATATCCGCCGCTGTGGCAAGATAAAAGTCATCTTGAACAATATTAATACCATTAACTGATTTCAAGGAACCCATACCTCTAGATGATACACCAATTTGTGCACCTCCTTCAATAAGGCTTCTTGCAATATTACCCATAGGTGTTTCAAGAATTTTAGCTTTGCCTATCCAATCATTCCCTTCCCTACGGAGATTCGTAATAATATGCGAAACTCTATCAAGATTGATTGATGGGGTATCTGGGTGTCCCAATTCCCCAAAGGCACGATTTTTATTTATATAGTTCTCTGTATATCTCTGGACTTCCTTTTCCATAGTTCTACTCTCGTACATACGACCATTACGGTTTACGATTTCGGACTGAAGGAATGGTCCTTCAATAAACATTGATTTCTTACCGTCTTTATCTTCAGTAAGATAGTTAAGTGTTTCTGTTACTTCTACTATTAATTTCAAAATGCGATCCTCCTATATCCTTTATACGAATTTATTCTTTTGGATAGTAATGCTCGAAATCCAGACGCATTTAGTCCGTTCTCTCTGCAATACTTATTCAAATTGAAGATTTCAATTTGAGTATCGAAAGGATCAACAAATTTGTAATTTTTTGATTGAGCATTTACTCTTTTTTGTATTGTTTCTTCAGAAAGTTTTCTTCCAGTATGAGCAATACTCATTTTATGTTTAGTTTCTTCTGAATGTTTTTTTCCAATATGACTATCACTTATCAGTTTTTTAGATATTAAACTGTGATTTCTACCAGTAAATAATGCTCCACCTTCACCACCCGGAGATATATTATATTCGGGTTTGTGTGAATTTATAAATTCTATTTCTTTCAAATTCAATTCATCTTTACAATCTGTTTCAAATAGTATTTCAATAGAGAAATTGTCTTTTCCATGTTTCTTTATTGCTTTTACTATTGGCATTTTGTCGATGTGTTTACCAGAAAAATGTTCATTCAGTCGGTGTTCAACTGGTCTACTTGTTTTCCCTATATATCTTTTACCGTTTACAGAGTTTGTAAACATATAGATACTCATCATGGTCTTAACCCGTATGGTCCAAAGTTGAATGCTGCTGGATCGTTGAACTGACCACGTTGGTACATAGCATTGTTCTTACGGAATGACATAATTAATGTATAAGAACTGTTTGCAGTTGCACCATAAGTATAAACACCCAAATCACCATTACCAACACTTGCAATACCTGCCGCAGTGTTGCCAGAATTGTTCATGATAGCAGGTACCTGTTCACCCAAACCAAATTCTCCAGATTCATTCAGATGGAAAATTGTAGCAGAGTTAGCAAACTGTGCTGCTGGAGTTGCACCACCACCATTCCAGAATATTTCGACTGATCCCATAGGGGTTGCAACTGGAAAGTTTACGTAATATTTTAATCCAGTAAGTTGTAGATCATAATAACCCAAAGCAGTATTACTAACACTCAAACTAGAATTGAGGGGAACGCCATTGGCATCTAGTGCACCATATAAAGTATTTGCCTTAATTCTCGTATTGTTTGTTTCGTTTACTGAAGCATCAAAAGTCCCTGTTAATTTAATAACAGTGTCTGTTACGGTATCTCTAAGGACTTGATAAGTAAATTTATTTGCCATTGTATTATTCCTTATTGAATACTATTATTCGTCTTCTTCGTCTTCGTCATCAAAATCTTCTTCGTTATCAGAATCATCTTCATCACCATATTCTTCTTTATTCAAGCATTTCTTTTTAACCATCTTTTTGACAAGTGCTTTATCTTCTGCATCATCACCTTCTACACCAGCATCTTCCTCTTCTCCCTCTTCTTCTTGAAGTTTTTCTTCAGTAGCAAAAAGAGTTTTAGCAAGAGAAAGTTTACTTGCTTCAAACTGTGCAGTTACGCGATCATGGATTTCAGCATACAATGCATCGCGAAGTTCTTTTCCTTGATCGTTGATTGCATAATCAACAATATTTCTTGTGTTATCAGACATTTTTATCTCCAAATAGATATATTTATAGTATTTGCTTTATCTTGCTAAATGTGCCAGGTGAAGTAAAATCTTCTGATTTTGGTGTATCCTGATTTTGTGCACTTTGTTTTGCTTCTTTGGCCGCAAGTTTTTGATCCAATTCTGATGAGTGTTGGTTCATTGCCATTTGTTGTTCACCTTCTACATCACCCATCATTTGCTGTGCAGCAACGTCATTGGTAACAGAAACTGGCATTCCAAGTCCAACTTCCTTTTCTTCATCAATCTCTTTCTGCATCTGTTTGATATCATCATCGGTCATACGCAGCACATTACGCTGAATCCATGCTTGTGAATAGTAACGACCTGTGTATGGGTCTACCTGTTCTAACAGAGTCAAACGTTCCTTCATCAGTTCTGCTTCTTTCAGTTCTGTGAAGTTATTATCTTTGATGAAATCAAAATACAAATGTTCTTTAAACTCATCCCACTCTTCAGCAGTACAAATGCCTTTAAGTACACATTGTACTCTTAGTGCTTGGATAAACACATCAGAGAACTTGTTACGTAATCTGTCTACGAACTTAGCAAACTTTAACTCATCACGAGTTACTTCTGCTACACGACCAATAGAGAAACCTTGATCTGGTTCCAAACGAGAGATTGGAACATTCAATGATTTGTAAAGTTTCTTTTCAAAATACTTTACATCTTCTAGTTCACCAAGGTTTTGTCCACCTGGTAGAGTATCAATTTCTGTGCCTTTACCACCTTCTCTACGTGGTAACCAGAAATCTTCCATCATAGAAAGGAATTTACGATCATCCCTAATCTCGCCAGTATTTGCATCATAGACAAGTTTATTTTTGTACTTAACCATGATATCGCGGAGATACTGTTCAGCTTTAAGTTTCGGTAAATTACCAACATCAATATAAAAAATTCGTCTTTCTGGAGCACGTGATATACGGTAAATAACAGTTGCATCTTCAATCATACGCAACTGGTTAAGTGGTTTGATTGCTTTATGTAAGTATGAAAGAACGGTTGCTCTACGAGAATCCATCAGTCCAGAAACAACTGCAATGATAGAATCTGTGGCAATACGAACACCAAGTGGACCGAAACTAGATGATGATCCAGAACCTACCTTATCATTATAGATGTAATATTCATTAATCACATCCATTACATCTACACCTGTACGTTCATCCTTTCTTTTCTTGACTTCACGAATCTTTCTTAGTTTACGTGGGTCAATATATCTAAGTTCCTTGATACCTGCAACGGGATTTTCTCTGTCTATTACTATATGGTAATACAATCTACCGTCAACATAGTATCTACGGAAAATATCTTGCGCCATGTTTGTATAGTTCATGAGTCGCATGATATTATTAAATTCTTGTTTAATTGCGTTCTTGATCTTTTCTGGTTGCTTTAGATCATCAAGAACCAACTTTAAAATAACACCATCATCATCTTGACAAATTGCTTCGTTGATGATATCGTCAATTGCTGATTCAATTTCTGGTTGCATAGACATTTCACGATAACGCGAAATAAGTTCTACTTCATTTTTTGCAGTACCAT